CACTTACAACAATGTTATCACCGCTTTTACGTAATTTGTTTTCTAGACTAGCAATCCAAATATCATCGTGGAATGTTCTACGGCACACTTCAGTACCCCAATATTGTAATACCCAACGAGGAGTAAGAGTTGGCATATCCAGTCTTTCTGCCCACCATTTATCTACCTGCTCACGCCATTCTCGAGACTCTTTTGTTCTTCCTTCAAGCATGATTCTATCCCAGCCAAATACTGCTGCTACTGAATCTTTTAGTGAATCTGCGAAACTTTCTCTACGGTATTCATGGAAATTAACCAGATAGTCTGCTACTGTGTCTTTACCACAACCGATAAACCCGCAAACGCCTATAATCATATAACTCTCTCCTTTAAAGTTATATTATAGCATCTATTGCGTGTATGTCAAGTGTTTAATAAAAAGGTTTTGGTTGTCCTGGCTTGCCTGTATTAAGTTTTCTTGCCAAAACACTTGCTGTGTTAATTGATTTACTTCTCTTTTGTCTACGTGCTTGCGTTGGTGAAGTTCTTGCACGAGTAGTTTTCATTTTTTGTGCTCTAGCAACATTGTACTGTTGTACACATTTGGAAGGATGACTAACTTGTCTGCCTTTTCTTGGACCTACTGAGCATCTAAAACGCAGTTTAGTTTTACCGCCTTTAGCAGTAGGAGCAGCTCTACCCCATACCATTTTAGCAACCTCATTAAAGATTTCATTATGCTCTTCTTCTGTTACTAATTCGTGTATTTTCATTAACCTATAATCCAACTATAACCATGGCCGCCTGCAACTTGCGTTCCAAGTTCCATAGTAAGTCTTTCAATATCATTAAAGCCTTCTGCTTTAATACTTGCACCGTTAAGTGCTGTACCACCTTGTGGTCCTGCAATACTTGCAAATTTTTCTCTTGCTTGTCCTACTATTACTTTACAGTTTGCAAGAGTATAATCTTTAATCCATTGTCCTGAATAAACATCTTCAAGTATTACAAAATCTGGTTTATCATTGTATGCCCATAATAAAACTTCTTCTGTTCCTCTAGGACGTTGCATAATAATTAGTTTTTTGCTTTGTGGGTTCCAAGTAAAGTTGATAAACGACCCAAACATCTTTCCAACAAGTTCTTGGTATTGTGCAAATAATTCATAAGTTGCTAGTCCACCCATGTTGGTTGAACTTAAAAGATATGTGTTAGTGTATGCCAAGTTAAATGGTTCAAACACTGTTCCGCCTGTTCCGCTACCTGTACGTGATCCTACACTTCTACGATAAAGTTGTCTGACTTGTTGTATTTCTTTAGGCAGTATATATTCGTTTTGATTCTCTTCTAAACTTAAAGTTATGTAACTTTCTTCTACAGAGTTATCGCTACGTTGTCTAAAAACGCCTATTGACCTACGTAATGCCGTTTCATAATGAGCAGGATCAAGTTCGACGTCGATCATACCATCGCCTAGCATTAGTCTTACATAGTCAAATACTTCTTGTTTTGCTTTATCTATTTGGCTCATACAAGTATTTATGCCTTGTGACGGATTAGGTAAATACATATACTATGCCAAGACTGAGTTTATACCGTCCCGAGAAGGGAAACGATTACAAGTTTATTGATAAAACTGCCTGGGAAATGTTCCAGGTTGGTGGTACCGATGTGCTTATGCACAAGTATTTAGGTACTGAAGCATCAAGCAAAGAAGCAACTCCAAGCGAGCCTAAATACAATACTCTAAGTCCTACTAACATACAGGATATGCTATTCCTTGAAAATAGAGATAGAAAATATCATTCTGATGTTTTTGTTATGCGTGGAGTATACAATGTACAAGACATTGATTTTAATTTAAGTCAGTTTGGTTTGTTCTTGCAGAACGATACAGTTTTTATTACATTCCATATTACAGATACTGTTGAGAAACTTGGTAGAAAAATTATTCCTGGCGATGTAATAGAATTACCTCACTTAAAAGATGAGTATGCTCTTAATGATTTGAATTATGCACTTAAAAGATTTTATGTTGTAGAAGATGTAAACAGAGCGGCAGAAGGATTTTCTGTAACATGGTATCCTCATTTATACAGAGCAAAGTGTAAACCACTAGTAGACTCACAAGAGTTCAAAGGTATACTGGATCAAATTGCAGATTCAGAAAACTTCAAAGGAACTTGGAATCCAAATTCAACATATTATCCTGGAGATACAGTAACAGCACCTAATGGTCAACAGTATACAGTGACACAAGAAGTTACAGGTACTGCTCCTCCTGATACAACATATTATAAACTTGCAGATACACTCAAAGATATTATGTCTACGTATGAGAAAGAAATGCAAATTACTAAGGCGGTTGAAGATCAGGCAAATGCAGATACTCCGCAAAGTGGATATGACACTACAAAATTATACACACTACAGCAAGACGAAACTGGTAAAACAGAACTTGTTACTGCCGATGGTACAATAGATGATGCAGACATTGATACTGTAACTGCTGATACTGTATTCCAATCAGCAGAAGCAAACGGATACAAAGGTTACTTAATAGGAGATGGTATTCCACCTAACGGAGCACCATTTACTCAAGGTATTGCATTTCCTATGGGACCTGCAGAAGGACAATTCCATCTTAGAACAGATTATAAACCAACCAGACTGTTTAGATTTGCTAAAGGTAGATGGAGCAAAGTTGAGGATGATGTGAGAACAAATATTACAAACTTAGGACCAAGTGATACAGCAGCAGGTAAAGATTTTGCTGGTGACGAAAAACGAGAAACACAAAAAACTTCATTTATTAATAATACGAACCAACAAGTTATTGATGGTCAAACAGTAAAAGAAAGACAAAGTCTTTCTAAAGCACTAAAACCAAAGGCAGATGAATAATGCGTATAGATGAAATATTAGGGTTTGCATCAAAAACTCCAAAGAGAACTACCATTAAGAAAAAAGTACGCAGAGATGATGACGAGCCTCTTGCAATTAAGTTACAGCAACGAAGAGCTGCTGCTGCAAAAGGTGATAAAGATGCATACACACATAATTTTAAAAAGGCAAGTAACTAATGGATTTTTTCTACGACGGACAGATTAGAAGATATGTAACACAGTTTATGCGTATCTTTATCGGTTTCAAATATGAAGCAGGTAACGGCGATCAGCAATCTGTTCCTGTAATGTACGGCGATTTGACACGCCAGGTAGCAAACATTATTAGAGAAAACTCTGAAAACAAATTGCCAACAGTACCTAGAATGGCAGCATATATTACTGGAATGGACATTGATACAAGTAGATTAACCGATCCTACATTTGTAAGTAAAGTAAACATACGTGAAAGAGATTATAGTGTAGACGGATCAGGAAATAGACAATATACAGGTGCTCCAGGAAAAAATGTAACTGTAGAAAGATTGATGCCAACACCATATATGATGACATGTAAACTAGATATATGGACTTCAAATACTGATCAAAAATTACAATTGCTAGAACAAATAATGGTACTTTTTAATCCTGCATTTGAAATACAAACTAACGACAACTACATTGATTGGACTAGTTTAAGTGTAGTAAGAATGACTGGAATGAATTTTAGTTCTAGAAGTATACCTGCTGGAACTGAGTCAGACATTGATATTTGCTCAATAGATTTTGAAATACCAATGTATGTTTCTCCGCCTGCCAAAGTAAAAAAACTAGGTGTTGTAAGAAGCATAATAGCAAACATATTTACAGAAGAAGGTGATATACAAAACTTATCAAGTCTAGTTTACAATCAATCAGATTCAAATGTTGTATATGTAAATCCAAGGTACCCTGTATTGCTGTTCAAATCAAATAATGGTAATCCTAATGATTATGACTTATCTATAGTAGATCAGAATGCTGCAATACAGAGTTTAGGACTAGATAAAAAAGAATTTACAGATGATAGAAAACTTGACTGGAACGCTGTATTATCAGCACTAGGAAGTTTTACAGAAGGTACTAGTACTATACATTTCCGTCAGCCTAATGGTGAAGAAATTACAGGAACGTTTGCAGTTAATCCTGTTGATAACTATATACTCTTAGTTACAATTGATAAAGATTCTCCAGGCTGGACAGAAAACACTCTACTTGTAAGTCCTCAATATCCTACAGGCAAAGGAACGTTTGATGCAATTGTAGATCCAACTACTTATAATCCTATTAGTAGATTAAGTACTATTCCAACAGGACATAGATTATTAATCTTAGAAGATGTAGCAGATGATGCTGATGGTTGGAAAAACAATGATGGAACTAATACTGCTATCAAAGCAAACAGTGTTGCTGAATGGAATGGAGCAAGTTGGGCGGTAGTATTTGATCCTTCAACAGTTACAGACTTTACGTACCTTAGTAATATTACTACAGGAATACAGTATAAGTGGGATGGTATACAGTGGCTTAAATCTTTCGAAGGCGAGTATGCACCAGGTTATTGGAGACTAGATCCTGAAGGCGCATAAGTAGTGTTATGCAAAAGAGAGTAGGACTATTATATCTATCTAGAGATTCTCACAGAATACTTCTTATTTTAGAAAATGAAAAATGGACTGTGCCAACATTTTCACTTGAAAATAGTGTAATACAAGATAGTGAAGATCTACAACAAAAATTTTCTAGAGGTAAAATAATACCTATAGAATTGTATCTTTCAAAAGACAAAGGTTTTGAGTACGGAACATATATTTGTCTTGTAAAAGAAGAATTTATTACTGAAGAAATACCAACATTTTGTTGGGCTGATTTAAGTTACCTACCCAAGAATGTACACACTGGACTACGAAGTACATTAAATAATAGTCTTATACGTACAAAAATAGAAACTGTACTGGAGTTAGAAGATGCTGTCAATATATGAGTCTCAATCATTTCAACATGATTATAACAATTACAAAAATAAAATTGAAAAGATTACTGATGAGAAAATAAAAAATCAATTAGAAAATTTTCTTAATAAGTTAGTTGCACATGTAAAAGCATTTGACAAAGAGCATTCTGAAATGATATATTCTAAAAGTATTAGATTAGGAAACGATCACAAAGACGGTATTGCCGAAGTAAGAAAAGTTATTGAGAAAAAACTTCGTGATTGGGATCAAATACAAAAATCTTAAATTGAACCAAAGTTCTTAACAATTATTGCTCCTACCATTGCAGAATGTGATGAACACTGGTATCTATAAGTACCACTAATACTAGATGGTATTTTCCAATATAACGTACCGCTTTCTTTACCTTGTGCATTAGAACCCAGACTACATGTTCCATCAGTTGCTACATGAACCAATCCAGTATCGTAGTTAGCACCTGATGAATTTTGAATAAGGAACGGATGACTAGAACCCATAGCACTAAGATTAAATGCAATAGTTGTTCCGTTAATTCCATATAAAGTAGGATTGTCAGTGCTTCCGTATTGATCAAATCTATATGCCGATACTCCGTTTGCAGTTACATCTAATCTAGTAATTGCTGGAAGATATAATTTATCTACTGTAAGTGAAGCAGTAATTGCATCTGATAATCCGCTAAACGCAGTAATAATTGTTCCTGGTCCAGTAAATGTTACAATGTCCGATGCAGCGTTAGTTGTAATTGTAATGCCGCTGGCACCTGCAAAGGTTACTGTATCAGTTGCTGTGTCTGCATCTACATCAGTCTGTCCTGTAACTGAAATTTTACTAAATGCATTTTGATTTGCATCGCCTCCGCCTGCTGACGCAGAAGGTACCCAATTAGCCCCGTTCCATTGTAAAACATCGTCTGTACTTACACCACTAGTATTCACATCACTAAGTGCATTTATGCTTGAACTACCAGTTAGATATGTTCCTAAATCACTTATTTGACTTTCAGTAATACTTAATGCTGCTTGGTGCTGTGTTACACTTGACTCAGTAATATTTGTATTTGGTACATTTGCCCACGTAACTGCTGCTGTTAAGTCATTTGTTTCTGCAGATAGTGCACCAATACCTGCGGCAGTGGGAGGTGTAAATTTAAATTCTCCAGTACTATTGTTGTAACTAATTGCACCGTTACCACTAGCACTGTTCTCAACACCTACACTTAAAGCCGATAACGCTAAAATTGTAGGTTTGTTATTTAAATTATTGTAATTAAGATAGTATGATCCGTCTTGGCCGTCAAGAGTATCTGCATCAGTACCACCGCCACCAGTAGTAGCATCAGTTCCTGGTGCCCACTTTGCTCCGTCCCATTTTAATACACTACCTGTACTTGGTGGTGATGTTGTTGTATCAACATCTGATAAAAAGTCTACACTAAATGTACTCATATTAACTGTTACAATATCTGAGTCTGTAGCAATAGCAGTTGCTATGTTAGTACCGCCTGCTATATTAAGTGTATCATTTATACTTGCCGCTGCTGTTGAACCTTCATCAGCAGTTATAGTGCCAAATGCATTTCCGCCGCCGGCTGTACCATTAATCGTAATTGTATCGCCGCTAATTGCAGTAGTAATATTAGTACCACCAGTTACTGTTAAACTATCTGTAGGAATGTTAGCAATAGTAAATCCTGTATCAGCATTAAATCTTGTAAAAACATTCGGGGCTGCTGCCGGAGAAGAAGTTACATTCCAAGTAGTACCATCATACTGCCAGGTAGTACTACCTTCTGTAAATGTATCATTAAGTGCCGGTGTACCCGGAAAATTTATTGCCATGTTCCTGCCCCTCTATTCCTTTGTTATAGATAATGCATTTGCACTTGCATATCTAGTGTATAAAATTTTTGCATCTTGCCCAAACGTACTTGTACTTATCTGATCATAGTCGTTATTTACACCTGTATTATACACAACATCTTTTGAATCTGCTATAATTTTTGATTTTAATTGTGCCGGAGTAAGTGTTGGATCTGATTCTAGGTGTAAACATAATAGTCCTGCAACTTGTGGTGCTGCCATAGATGTTCCGCTAATACTCATTTGGTAAAAACTGCCATTGCCAAAATATGCTATTGGTGAATATTTAGATGTGTTATAAGGTGTGCAACAAGCACTCATAATATTTGAACCTGGTGCCCATATATTACATCCTGGACCTCTACTTGAAAAAATACTTGTTTTATCTTTTTCAGTGCCGCCGTCATCTTGTGTAGTGCTATCTAAACTAGCAACCATGTATGCATTTGAGCTATATGGTGAACTGCCTCTATGATAATTAACTGTTGAACCAAATACTACATTATTGTCATAATCTGCGCCACCAGATGCTTCTACTTTGTTATAGTTATTTCCTGCTGCAATTACTACATGTATTCCTGCTGATATCATATCTTCTATTTCAGCATCTACAGTAGCATTTCTAGTTGATAATCTAGTTGTTGTTGCACTGTTTAACCTTTTTATACTTACACCTGTTGCTGTTTCTAACGCTGCTCGAGTAGTATAATCAACACCGTATGTCCAGGCAGTTCCTCTGTACGTTCCTGATGTTGGATCAGATGTTGTTGAAAACCCGTATCCCCAACTCATGTTAACAACAGTGGGTCTGTTTGCATCAGCACCTGATTTGTTATTATGCCAAAGTCTTATACAATCGAATGCGTTAGTAATACTAATTCCTGTATTAGGGTCTGCTGTACCTTCTAGTCCGCCTAATTTTTGAGCATATATTCTTGCGTTTTTTGCCCAACCAAATGTTTTTCCAACTGATATTCCTGCACAATGAGTACCGTGTCCGTCATAGTCTGTGTAAAAGTTTGAGTCTTGTGTTTCACCAACAATACCGCTTCCAGCAAACCAGTCAATTTGTTGTACTCTAGTTGTGCCTGCTGCATCTTGAAATTCTGGATGGTCTGCTTGTATGCCCGAGTCTTGCACGATAAAGTCTACACCTGTTCCGTCTAAAGCGTAAAGATAGTCACCTGTAAGTGTTGTAGCATCTGCAAAAATATTTGTTGTTTCAGTACATCTACGTAGTCCCCAGTTTACCCAAGTTGAATTATTTCCAGATTGTCTTTCAAATACCGATGTTTGTCGTGCATGCAAACCTATTTCCATATCAGTTCTCTGATCTGGTGGAATCTCTACAGCAACAACTCTTTCGTCTTGTGCTAAAGTTTCTGCTTCTTCGTCTGTGAGCATCCAATGTGTCATACGCTTGGATCCAATTCTTGGATTGGCTACTGTAACAGCTCTATTAGGTATTTGTCCTGAACCTGTATCTGCGGCTACTTCAGCATCAAATGCTTCAAGATCAACATCGGCTTTTACAATTACTACGTATTCTTTTTCACTCATTATACTAAGCTCGCCCAGCCACCGTTTTCGTATACCTGTGCTTTATTCAACGTGGTATTGTAGATCATATCTCCGTTTGCAGATGTTAATGCATCTCTTTGTGTTGTTGTAAAACTAGGTAATCTAAACGGAGCACCAGTAACTCTTACACCGTCTGTGGTTGTAAGTGTTATTGTACTTGCACTTGTTAAGTTAGTAACACCAAGTCCGGAAGTTAATGATGCACTTATGTTGGGAACAGTTAATGTATTAGTAGTACTGTTGTACGTAAAATCACTGTCGCCGTCAAATGCACCTGCATTATTAAATTGTACTTGAGTTGTACTGCCGCCTGCTGCACTTGAGTTTGCCACCCAGGCATAATCTGAACCGTTCCAACTTAGTACATAACCACTAGTTGGATTTGATTGATTTAGATGTGTATCAACATTACTGTCAGCATATAAAGCAGTATTACCTGCAAGAGCAGTTGTACTAGTTGTACCTAATGCTAGTGCATCAGTAATTCCATACCCTGCAATAGTAGTCGGCTTGCCTGTTAAATCAGCAAAGGTTGACGACACATCGCCAAACGAGAAGTTACCAGCACCGTCTGTTTTCAGTGCCTGTCCGTTTGTTCCGTCTGCAATACCTAAAGATAATAATGTTCCTGGAGCAGGAGCAGCAGGTTGTACCCATTGACTGCTATCAGTATCTTGTACATATACATATAATTTTGCACTTGTGCTGTTATACCAAAGATTTCCTTGTGTAGGACTACTAGGAGCAGTATCAGATACTGCAAGGCTTGTGCCGCCACCGCCAGCACCTGGCTCGGCTACAGTTACGGTATTACCCATACCACTATGATTTTTACACCATATATAAAGTGTTGATGGAGTGTTACTTGTAACTGTTATCTGTACAGAACGTGTAGTTGCAGTGGCAAACTTTGCCCAATATTGTGTTTTGTTTACAGTAACTCCATCTATTATATAAAGAACGTTATTAAGATATGCAGTACCGCTACCTAATTCGCCGTTAGCATCATCTGAACTAAAGTTTAAAGGATGTTGGTTTAATGTTGTTCCGTTACTGTTAGGAAAATATAAATTTGTTAAATCTGTTTGATCAAATACATATGTATAACCAACAACTAGTGTTAGTTCAGGATTTTCAACTCCGTTATAATAATATACATTTCCTGTATCTCCAGCATTTCTTGCAACTGTTGTACTAAAAGTAACTGTTGCAACACCCGAAGATGTAATTTGTTTTGCTACGTTTGTAGGTGTTAGAATATGTGTTCCGCCAACGTTGGCACCATCAAATATTCTAAGTGATTGATTATCCTTATCGAAGAAAATTTCACCACGAGAGCCTGATTTTCTATCAAGATAATCTTCATCTCTAGGTACTATTCTTACGCCAGGAAAAATTGGAATTAGTGACATATTTTATATTCTCTCCGTTACCATAATATTTATCCATATGCCGCATTATTATTTTTTGTGGGTTACAAGAACTAGATAAATAATAAACTACATACATAATGGATAAAATGCATACACGTTTAGAAGGAAAAATTAAAAAAGGTTGGGGCTATGAATTAATATGGGCCACTAATGAAAAGTACTGTGGAAAAATTATGGTATTTGAAAAAATAGGTGCTAGATTTAGCATGCATTTTCATAAAGAAAAAGAAGAAACATGGTTTGTAAATTCAGGTAAATTTTTGCTTAAATGGATTGATACTAAAGATGCAACGGTACACACAAAAGAATTAGTAGAAGGCGACAAATGGCATAATCCTCCTTTACAGCCACATCAACTAGAGGCACTTGAAGAAATGAGTGAGATATTTGAAGTAAGCACAGCCGACAGTGTCGAAGACAACTACAGAGTTTTTCCAGGTAGCAGTCAGCAGTTAGGCAAAAAAATTATTGTAAATGGTAGTTTTGATATTATTCATAAAGGACATATTGAGTTATTAAACTATGCAAAATCATTAGGAGATCATTTGTTAGTTGCTATAGATAGTGATAATAGAATTAAACAATTAAAAGGTTCAGATAGACCTATTAATTCTTTAGATGAAAGATTAAACTTACTGTCTAATTTAAAAGCAGTTGATGATATTTCTTATTTTGATTCAGAACAAGAACTAGTAGATATTATAAAAAAATATAATCCTGATATAATGGTAAAAGGCAGTGATTATAAAAATCAAAGAATTGTTGGCAAGGAATATTGCAAAGCAATCGAATTCTATGAGATAAATGATGGTTATTCAACAACAAAAAAAATACAAGATATTATTAATCGGGGATAGTTGTACTGACGAATACCATTATGGTATTACCGATCGTATAAGTCCTGAAGCACCCGTTCCTGTTTTTCAATATAAAAACACAAAAACAAATCCTGGCATGGCTGCTAATGTTAATGAAAACTTATTAGCATTTGGATGCGATATAGACTTTGTTACCAACAAAGAACAAATAACTAAATCAAGATATATCGATTACAGATCAGGACAGCATCTAATAAGAGTTGACAAAGAAGACAAAGTCAAATCTTGCAACGTTGAATTCCATAATTTAGACTATGATGCTATAGTAATAAGTGACTATAACAAAGGATTTATAACTGAAGATTTAATTATAAGTCTACGCAGTAAATTTAAAGGGCCTGTATTTGTTGATACTAAAAAAGTTTATCTTAATAAATTTGAAGGGTGCATACTTAAAATAAACGATCTTGAATATAATCGTGCAAAAACCTTTTGTAGCGATTTAATAGTAACAAAAGGTAAACAAGGTGCTACATACAAAGGTAATCTATACAAAGCACCTGTAGTTGAAGTGCATGATGTATGCGGTGCTGGCGATACATTTTTATCTGTACTTGCATATTCATATTTAAACTGCAACAACATAGAACAATCAATTATGCACGCTAATAACGCCGCAGCATTATCTGTGCAACACAGCGGAGTATACGTACTTACAGAAGAGGATTTAAAACAAATATGATAATATTAATTACTGGAGAAAAAGGGTTTATTGCAAAACATCTAATTGATAAACTAAAAATAGAACACGAAGTTCATGGCTATGATTATGATGAAAATCATAGGCCTCCCGTTGACAACTATGATTGGGTAATACATCTAGGAGCAATATCTAGTACTAGCGAAAGAGATGTTGACAAGATTATGTTACAAAACTATGAATTTTCTAAATGGATATTCAAAGAATGTAATTCTAAAGGTGTAAATTTTCAATATGCATCTAGTGCAAGTGTATATGGACCATATGAAAAGTTTGGAGAAGATGATCCTAAACAACCTCAGAGCCCTTATGCTTGGAGCAAGTATCTATTTGATAGATGGATATGGCAGCAGAAACATAACGTATGTGTACAGGGTATGAGATATTTTAATGTATACGGATCTAGAGAAGAACACAAGGGCACACAAGCAAGTCCTATAACAAAGTTTACAAAACAAGCAGAGGAAGAAGGTGTTATTACTTTGTTTGAAAACAGTGACACGTACCTAAGAGATTTTATCTTTGTAGGTGATGTGTGTGACATACATGAGCAAATGATGCTGCATGTTAAAGAGTCTGGGTTGTACAATATTGGTACAGGCTCTGCAACTAGTTTTCAAACAGTTGCAGAAATAATTGCAAAAAAATATAATGCAGATATAAAGTATATTCCAATGCCAGAGGGATTACAAGGGCAATATCAAGACTATACCTGTGCAGATATAACCAAGTTACTAAATATTTTTGATATACAGTTTAAAACTGTAAAAGAATATATTGAAGGTGTCTAAACAAAAGATGCTTTTATACCTGCAGACGATATAATTTCTTTAGATGCTGCATTTTCTATTTCAGGATCTGGTAAAGAACTAGCAAATGCCCACAAGTTATCAAACACCATAACTTTTCTTGCAAGGTTTTTGTAGGTAAATTTCTTTAACTTTTTTTCTGTTTCTTCCCCATACCCGGTACGAACTAATATAGGTGTTGCTCCTATTTTTTCTGCTGCTTTTAAATCTGTTAATTTATCTCCAACATAAAATCCTCCTTTAAATTTTAAGTTGCATTCAGATTCTGCTTTTTTAAACATACCAATATTTGGTTTAGCAAACATATCGTTCTTCTGGCTTGTATGACTATAGTAAATTCCATCTATGCTATCACAGCCTGCTTCTCCTAACAAATTAAGCATATAATCATGTACAACAGCAACTTCTTCAGTAGTCATTATACCTTTACTAACTCCGGCTTGATTAGTTAGTACAACAATATTATAACCTTTTTTTCTAAGAAGTGTTACTGCTTCTATACTATTTTCTATAGGTTTGAATTGCATAGGATGGGTAACATACGTCCCAAGATCTTCGTTTATTGTTCCGTCTCTATCTAGTCCCACAGTGATTGAGTTTTTAATCATATTTGCAGCCCTTTATATCCATCCAACTTTAATATCTATTACTTCGTATCCAATATTATTCATCTAAAGTATACCAACCTGTTATTATGTATTTTTCGCCTTTGTAAATAGGATTACCTCGATGTGGATGTGTAAACGATGTAGGAAAGATTGATAACTTACCACATGTGGGTTTTATTTTTACTCCTTGATATAAAAATTCTGTTTCGCCGCCTTCTTCAATATCATTTAAGTAAACTGTATAAGCAAGTATACGTGAACAAGAACTTAAATCTGCACTTTCAGAGTGCCATACATGGTAACCTTGATGTGGTAACGTTTTCTGTACGCTCATTCCTTTTGGAGAATGTTGCATAACTGCACCTAGGCTTTCATATTTGCTACGATATTTTTCTGTATAGATTTTATTAAGATTGCTATAAAAAAATTGACATATATCTTCGTCTGCATGATATCGCAAATTATGATTTGACCAATCCATCATAATACGTTCATCTTGATTTTTCATACTGCTTTCTAAGTTTGTAAGTTGGCTAGCAGACATTTCTTCAAATCTTTTTATAACTTGCTTACACCAGTCAATTGGAAAAGCATTTGGGTATTCTTCTATTCCATCAAAATTATTATACATAACTTTAATCCTCTATTGATATATCCATGTTCCATGAAATAATTGTTTTTGTTTCTTCTGTATTATTAACAGGAGCTCTATGTATAACCCAACTAGGAAACGTAACAATATCTCCTTCATGTACATCAAATGTGTTTTTATCTTTAGTCAACGGATTGATCCATTCTGTTTGTGCATCTTCTGGCAAGTTTACGTAATAAACATTTGTAAAGTTATTGCTGTGTGTATGCCATGCGTGTTTACCACCTTTTGCATACTGCTGAAACCATATTTCGGTTATTCCAAATGTTTGGTATCCCATATTTTTACACCAACTATTAAGATGCACAGCAAGAGATGGGTTTATTAGTTTTAGCCATTCTCTATCGCCATCATATCTTGCAGTATTCCAATCGCATTTAATAATGTCACTGTCATGTGCAGTCATATGTTCTGCATTTTCCTGTTTTTGAATAGCATCCAGTATCTGCTGTTTTAATTGACTATGTTCTTTAAATGGTTTAACAGTGATAGGAAAAGGTATAATAGTTTCCATTAGTATAAGTTACCTTTTCTTTTAACAATTATATTTGAAGAAAAAACAACTCTAGGTTCGGTTGTTTGATTAAGGTATACATAGTGTTCGAGACACGAAGGAAACATTATCAATAATCCTTCTTTCATTTCAGGATAGAAAGCATTAGGATAATCATTCATAGGATCTAATTCTAAATACTTTAAATGGTTTGATAAATTAGGTGTCCTAAAAACAAATTGGCCTGCTTCTGGACTTGGCTGTTTAAGAATTACAACACAAGAAAACGCTGGCACGTTAGTTGTAATATGATCATGTAATTGTTGGTGGTCGTATTGCTCATGAACATTGTACCAAGTTTCTATATCTACACTATAAGGAAATTTAAACAAATATGAATCAATATAATCTTGTATATAAGGTGCTGGTAGTATGGTATCATTCCATTTTTTAAAAAAATCTGAATCGTCCCAACGTTGAGATAGATTGTTAGTAATTTTACTTGCACTATTAGAACTTCCAGTATTATTTTTTTCTAATACTAACGGTAGATAATGATCCTGTAAACTTTTTAGATCTTGTGGTTCTAATTCTTTTATACCAACTGGATATCCTTCAAGTGAAAGTTTTAACATGTTTCTAATATTTCCTTTGTCATTATACTAGTTTTAAATCCAGATGTTAAGTCAATACTTTCGCCTGTATTAAAAAAATTAATTATTTTACTTGCTAAAATTTTATGATTAACTTCAGAAAAATGATTAAATCTATTGTCACCGGTTTTTTCATGGTATGCCATAGAAGTTTTTTCATTGTCAAATTCTGATCCGGATGCTTCACACAAATTCCCTTCTATACCTTGAATATTGTGAAAGCCTGGTAAAATTAAGCACTTAATATTTTGTTCTCCATATAATTTTGTTCTAAGAGTTAATGCATCAAGTAGTGTATGATAATGCAAAATGAGGCGCCTTTCTGAATATAAATGTCGTTTATACATTTCTAATGCAGCATACTCTTGTTCAGTAATATCTACACCTGGAGTCATTTGTGTTGCCATATGAACAGCCATATATGGTTTATTTTCAAAGAACCATTCTCTATATAAATTAGTTAATTGTATTATAACACGGTCTCCTGATTTGAACAACAATTCTTTTTCACGTAATTGCTGATAAATGTAATCATTAGAGCAGCCTAAAATAGCATAGTTAGTATGAGGATCGTTACTTATAGCATCACTTACTATAGTTGTCCAACTTTTTTCTAAAGGTAGATATGTTACTTCAGTCTTATCTGGACCAAACACTTCTTTCATATGTGCATGAGGAATAGAAAAACTATCTCCAAAAATATGCAACATTATACTGCGCCTGTTTCTAACAAGATATTAAAAGACATACTAATTCTATCTCCGTTAGTTTTGTTTTCATT